GCATCATAAACTGTCTCTAAGTTATCCTCATTAACAGAAATGAAAACAGGTACAACACCAACATCAGTATTATCAAGAATATCGTCAATTAATGTAGATGCATCGTACTTAGTAGAAGAGCAAATAGAAGCAACATATGTTGCAATCTTTTGTAATCCACCATCCATAGTAAGGATTTCAAAGTTATACATCTTAATGCCATATTCTTTTTCATACGTAGTATTCTGACTTAAACGAACAGTGTAGTTATCACCATATGTACCACGACCTGCAGATCTGAGACCCATAATGGGTACCTGTGTATATCCCTCATCATCAGTGCCGGTACCGTCAATTTCATCCTTCAAACTATTGAACTGTTCTACAGTTGTTACATCAGAAATATTCTTCTGAGTAAACTTTATACGAAACTTTTTTTTGCTTGCATCTGTAGACTCAGAAGACTCGTCAGCTTTATAGTATAACGAAATAACATTGTTCGAATACGTCGCATTCTCAGGCATTACACGCATACACCATACTTGGGTATTGGACTCCTGAAGAATAGCCAGCGGCATCATAAGAGGCTGACCATATTTTTTATAGTTAGATTTTCCATAAGTAGAAACAAAACTACTGTACGACGTCTTTCTTACGAAAGTATTATCTATTCCTTTAGAAGAGATAAACGGAAAAGCATATGTTACAGTAGGATCTGTACGTGCAGAATCTACAGTACTCGTTACTTCTGTATAGTCATTGATTACCGTCTCTACATAAGGAAAAGAAAATTTAGGTACGATTTGGGTAGTCTGTGCCATAATCTATAAACCTCCTTTATAAATTTCATTTTATAGATTTTTAGAATTTCTATATATTTATTTATAGATTTTTTATATATTTGTTACGAGAAAAACATGGTTTTTAAGTTTTCGTTACATCTTAATAATCTTCTCGATAGGTGATTCCACCTCGGGTTTTTTATCTCTACAACGATTTAAAGATGTCGTAATCATACTATCAATATCTTCAAATGTGATAGCAGTAAAGGTCGAAGTATACTGACAAATCTGTCGGATACTTGCCATTTTATAATCATATTGTGATACATTATTAGGGTCTTTACCAATTACTTGAGCAAATTTTCTACTTGGGTCATTCTTATCACGATATGACGCAGATAGAATAAGCTCTGCAATAACCGATGGTACATCAAACTTAACTCCAGTCATAGCTTGATTCTTTCTCCATAAAATCAAAGATTTATCGTATGGAACTGACGGTGGGATTTTACCTTGTGTAATAAACTTCAAATATAGCTCAGCATTTGAACTATCTTCGATTATAACACTATCCATCACTTTACTACCATGATAATACTTTAATACTTTACATGGAACAGGTGAAGACTCACCGGGTAGATTAACTGAACGAAGTTCATAATCATAAACATAAAGATTTATCCATGACGGCAAATTCAATACTCTAGTTTCTTTCAAATTACCATTTTCAAAAAAACCTATATTGAAAATACCCATAGCTTTAATCATTTGACCTTGGTCTTCAGCAAATCCTGACGTACCTTCAAAGTATGATATAGGAATATAAAATTCACAATAATCTTGTTCAAGATAGATATACTTACTATCTGATTTAAAATAAGCCAATTTTTTCACCTCATTTCATCTTAGTGAATAAAAAAGTCATAAGGGCATTTTACCCTTATGACTTTGTTTTCTTTGTTTAATCCGAAGTATTTTATACTGGGGGATTAAGCTCAGGTACATAATTATCTTCTTTTTCTTCTTTCCATGTATCATTCGCAGGAATATCTGCATAGTCTGCTGTAACATCCACTGTATCAGTTTCATCTATTACATCAGTCTCATCGCTAGATTCTGCCGATTCTACTTCTTCAGGCTCATCCTTTTTAGTCTGTTCCTTAATCATGGTATCTAATGCTTCATTCATATAAGTTTGAAGTTCATCTGCTGTTGCATTCTCATCATAACCTGTTATCTTTAATTCATTCATCTTTTTAATAAGTGCTTCACGTCTTTCAGCGTTTCTCTTATTATCAGCTTGAATTCTTAAAGGATGTGTAGGCTGTGTAGAGTTATTCTCAATAAAATAATCATAATAGTCAATAAAGTTATCTAAGACTTTCTTAATTATTTCAAGGAAGTTCTTTTCATTAACAGTAGAATCAAACCTATGATAAATAAGATTTGCCATACTAGATGTCAGTGATTGTACAAACATAACATCTTGTTTATTATATGCATCAGCATGTGCTACAAATCTCATATAGATAAACAGGAAAAGGTTATTAAATGCATGATATTTCTCTTCAAGGAAATTCTCCTCAATATTAAAGAAATATCTATATAAGTTATGGTCAAAACCAAACTTGCTAACCTTAGCTTTATACTTATCTATAATATAGGAACCTTTTCTTTTGTCAAAGAAACTTACTTTAATTGACTTAATTTCACTAGCACCATATTCGTTAAAGCGATTAAACAAAAATGAAAGTGACTGAGCAGATTCCATTGTATTAATCATTCGCAGCATTTGCTGTTTCTTGACGGAATCTGTAGTTTCTTCAGCAGCTTCTTTCATAGCTTGCAATCTTTTAGCTCTCTTTTCTTGTACTGTAGTTGAAGAAAGATAGTTAAAATATTCTTTAAGTACACCATTCGAATCTCTCTTAATTTCATCAGCTTCAGCTTTTGACGAAAGAAGATTAAGCGATGATGTTTTAACGGTTTTCATTAATTCAACTAACTCAGCATGAGTCATATTTGAAATATCAGCAAGCTCCGAATCTTTGCTATATTTAGTAAGGAAATCACTCAGTTCATTATCATCTAATGTATCAATATCTTCCATTTTATAAGGAAGAATCGCCGTTAAAATTTCTGGATTTAATCCATATGTATTTGAAATGGAATCCTCAGTAAATTCCTTAAGCATCTTATACTGCTCATCCATTTCTTTAATCATATCTACAATGATTTTATAATCCATAGGATTTTCCTTTTCAGTAGACTCCTCAGTTTCAGTAGTCTCGACTTCTTCTGTTTCATCATATTCATTATTAGTTTCGTAAATCATTATTATGACTCCTTTCAGATAAATTTATAGTAAAGTTACCATTATAATAAAACCGTAAAAGGAACTTTTTGATTTATACATTATCTATGTGATAAGATTCATTATTCAACAAAATACCCTTCCAGCACATACATAGAAGGGTGGTGAATACAATGGGTCCTATTCTATTTGAGGATACAGTAGTCCTCGATTGATTAATTTTTAAAATAGAAAAAGCTAAAATTAGCTTTTTCTATTTTTTTTGTTTAAAATCCATTCAATGAATTAAAGAAATCAAGGTCAATTGAACTCTCATCATCAATCTGCTCAATTACAGTACTAGGTGTCTGTTCAAAAATTGTATTTTGAACTTCACCCGACTTTTGTAATTTATAGGTTTCTTTTTGTGCTTGTATAGTTGCTTGTCTCATGAGATTTTCCCATTGTTTTTGCTGACTTTCTAATGCTTCTTGTTTCTTTACTGCATTTATAAGCTCTGGGTTAACGAGTGTTGGGTCTATCTCTTCAGCATGTTTTAAACCTTTATTTTTTTCAGCATTTTCTTGCTCTCCAACTATAACACCAAACAACGGCAGATTATTACCATGATAATAAACATATAGAGCTATCAGGTATGACATAATACTATCATCATGCATTCCGGGTCCAGCTTCAACTCTACCAGATGCAGTTCTGACTAAACGAGATAAATCTCGAATAACATTATGAGTTATAAACTTTTCTTTATACTCATTAACATGACGAGCAAGTATTGCCATCATATCATCTCTACTTTTTGTTGATGTATAAACACCATAGTATGATTTAATACTAGCTTGTTTTTTAAGCATTGACTCTACCGTTTGCGCAGCATTTGCTGTATCTTCAACTAAGTCTTTTGCTTTATCAAAATACAATCTATCACGTATTTGACTATTGAGAAGATGGTCAATTATTCCATCACCGACACTGTTTCTTTCTATGCATACAACAGCTCTAGGAATATAACCTGATATTAGTTCAACTATTAATTGCTCAAATTTTGTTTCACCTATATATGAACTTTCAAATTCAGCATCGGGTTCAAGAGTATACGGATTAAGAATAGTTATAGCATTATTATCTCCGTTAGTACCTGTTGAACAGTCAATTCCTACAATATACGGTGTTTGTTTATTAAGTTTTCTATATATATCAAATCTAAAGAAATTCATAATCCACAATTCATCTATCGGTTTATGTTCAGTTTCGACAATATATTCAATATCTTCCTGAGGAAACGGGGAAGCTGATGAACCATGTAATCTTTGAAGTAGAATCTCACGTCTTACAGTTAATGGGTCATTAATTTTTGCAGATATTTTCTTCAACCAGTCTTCAGTATCTCCAATTTGATAATACTGGTACTCTATGTAGAGAATTCGGTTGCAGTCAACACCATGTGAATCTATATACTGCTCAATCTCTTCAGTTGTCATGTCATAGATTTTTTCAGTCCATTTAGCAGTATGGTCAAGCATATCTTGGGCTTCCATACCCATTGGAGAATCAAGGTCACCGGGAGTTGATGTAAATATTCTAGCATACATTGCTCCATTAGCTTTGGCACGAGATGCTGCAGTTTCATATGTAGATACTGAGTTTGCTACAATAGTTTTAATTTGATTCGTAAACTCACACTCATCAAAATGAAGAATTGGTGCAGTAAGGCCACGAGCGAGGGATAAAGCTGCTT